GTGAACATCACACCAAAACACTTCGGTTGAGCACATTCGCATTTCAATTATTGGTGATATCCTAAGATACTTGAATTTTAAACCATTGCCATTAGGTATTTTTAAATTTGGACTTGTGAACACTTGAGCGAATGCATCGGCTAAAACCTGTGGTTTAATGTCCATATAGACTTCTCCTGTATCGTCTCCTGCTTTTGAGCCAGGTGGTATATGTTTCAAAATAGTATAATTAACAAACGATTCGGCACAATCTATCACTATGGTGTTTAGCACAGTTGTGTCTGCTGATCCTGATGTTACTGAACCATCTATTATGAGTGAACCGGATTCCTCTCGTTGATCATCGCCCATCTTAATGATTCTGAACTCGTTACATGCATATGCTAAAAATATTTCTGGATCCACGTGTGTAATCATTTCGTGTTCAACCATCATGCAATAAATTTTATACATAGGATATTTCATCTCATTGCTCACACTCCTGTCCATACCTTCCAAATCTCCTGTTTTCCCAACGTTGTATCCTTCTGTTATCCATGAAGTTAAGATCTTGGCCTTGTCTTCCCAATTCTTCCCTACGGACCATATTGGATTATGTTTAGTCATGATTTTGCCCAACATTGTCATTACGGGTCCTAACACGAATTTCTCAAAGCAAACTGGACATGATATGGTTCGGACTTTTGGATCACATTCACATTGTATTTCTTTTTTTGCCCATTAGGTTGAAGAATTTTGGTGAGTTAGCCTTGACCTCGTCTCTACATTTCACAAAATCTTCCACCTCATTTTGCTGTGTTTTATTTAAATTGTTATACCAATTTTCCACGCTATATTTAAAATTCTTATGTATTATTTTCCATAATTTGGGAATATACACTTCATCGCAATATTTATGATAATCGTGGATTACTTGTGGATGGGCATGTGATCTCGGATATCCTTGTCTAAAAAATGCGCTTAGTCTAGTGCGCGCACAATCATGATATATACTTGGGCGCATTTCAGCGTCATCAAATTCTGGGAATATAATCTTTGCTCCTGGTTTTTTTTCTGCATTACAGGGTATGATACTGCACATCTTATAATACTCCATGTCTGGAAGTGCAGGTGTTTTCGTATACACTACATCTGGGTTGGGCTTAACAACTACATTCTTATTGTAAACTGTGGCTCCGATGCATGAGCTGGGTAGCATGGCTTCATATGCTTTACTTGGTCTAGAATCTGCCAGCAATATGGTTCTGCTAACCCCACTTATAACCTGGAAATTAATTTCATGTCTATGCATTTCCCAGTCCTTTTTATCTGTATTTAGCATTAAATGTTGTTCTTTCCCTATGTTAACGTCTGTTCCGAAAATTTTGTTTATCAAAGCCTTGATCGATATCTGGTTATCTGGTGTGAATTGTGCACTCTTAACTTTGTTGATTGAGTCGACCAATAATGAATTACTAAACTGAAAGACTCTCAATTGTTGTTGCAATGCCGTTAAATAAGCGTCAGCTAATATCGCTATAATGTATTCTGCATCTGTAGTGTTTTTAACATTTTTAACAGCTTTTATGTAGTGGCTCATTACAGTTTCCGGTGTTAAAATTTTGGCAGATAAAATGTCTGATGTTAGAGTATTGAGCATTTTCATTTTTACTATTATCGAGTAATTCTTTGCGTCTAAAGACATTTTATAAAAGGCATCCCAAGTATATCCTGAATGCTGTGCATACGTTATGCCGCACAATTGTTGCTCAATTTTCTTTACTAACATTTTCTTCATGGGTTTTCCTGTTTCAGGATCATGGGGTGTATACTGTATAACTTGGTTGGGTTTAAGGTGTGTTAATGCGTCCATCAGTTCATAGCGCATATTGACCACGACAGTATTTTTCTCTGCTTCAAGAACATAATCAATCTGTGGTAAATTTGTGTTTATAAAAGTACGTGCGTCCACCACCACTCGTGAATACTCATCGACAACATCTAATCGTATAAGTGCATGTTTTTCGTCAACGTGATCAAAACAGTATAACCTGGTTGCATATACGGGCCCGTACCTATGTCCGGCCATTTCAAATAACTCAGGAAATAGATCCCAACCTACATATGGTTCTTGGTCAATAACTATATATTGTATTGATAATTCACCATTGGCTATAATCCTTTCCCATGTGCCATAAGATACGTTCGCGATCATACTTTTGCCTTTTTCCTTATTTGGATTATAAATGTGCGCCACAACATAAATGGTAGTTGTTGGCACCCGGCTTTGATAATTAAGTGCAGCTTGTAACGCACCTTTATAATAAGCTGAGTGAGTTAATACTATATTATGTGGTGCAAAAGCCTGCATGTGGCTACAGTATTCGTTTTGCACACACGCACACCAGTTATACTTTTCTGTACCTAGGACCATTGCGTTTATTAAGTCTTCTTGCCTCTTGTGGTCCTTAGGATCTATGACTGGACGATTAGAATGTATATGTTGTCCGCGAATTGTAAGACCGTAGTGTGTATTTCTAGCTGAATCGCCTATACAAAAGGTTCTACGAGTGAAGTGCATCGTGACCTGATTAAAACCGGCTGCTGTAATACATGCCATTTGGTCCAAATATGCCCTTTCTGAAGCAGCCTCATTGTGTGTATTTGTACTAGGGCCAACTATGCATTTAATGCCCAATTGTTCATAATAGGGTAATGTCTCCTTCCTAATTTTCATCCCGGCTTTATTTCTGGATGTGGCTGTGAGATTTATT